TCGTCGGCATTTCATCAACCGTCATTTTACCGCCGCCGTCTTTACCCTGAATCGCGACGGCTATGTCTTGCAGTTTTGAATCATCAATTACTCGTGTTGCCATAAAGAACCCCCTCTGTAGTTGGCAGCTCACCTAAAACTATGTCAGCTATGTCAGATTTGTCCTGATTGGTTAAAACATAATCTTGACCGGGGTCACCTTGCGGACCGATTACACTTGCGCCCGTTGTTGTAAATGTGTTTCCATCTGAATCAGTGAATGTGATAGTACCGTTTTGGTTGACTACGCCTGACACGATTTGGGAGCCGCCTTCGGCTGAGATAGTACCGTCGTTTGCAATTGTAATATTCTGTCCCGCTGTCAGTTTTTTCTGCAATCCGAGATCATCACTTGTCTTATTGCCCGACAAAGTATGACCGTTGATTTGTGGCTTGTTTTCAAGATTTTCATAATCCCCCGCGTTTTCAATTGCCGCCTCAGCGTCCTCAAGGGCTTTTGTTGCGTCTTTGAGCAGTTTTGGGACGGTTCCCTGACTTTCGGGCGTGACGCCTGCGTTGTCGAGGATTGACGCACGCATGGAAACCCAGAGCGGAAACGGAAGCACAAGCACGTTTTCGCCGTTTTGGATATGTACCTCGACAAAAAAATCACACGGATATGCAGCTATTACCGCGCTGTCAATGGGGATTATAATATGACCTGTTCCCGCGGCCTTGCAGGCAACATTATCCGATAACAGCAAACTGTCGTATTCGGGCGTCGTAACCATACGCGCCGTTACGGTTGAACCTGATATATCAACGGTATTTTGCACGTTATCAGCGTACAAATAAACATCAATATATCGCGTTTTAAAATCTTCCTCGCACTCAATCGAAATAACCTCGGTCGAGTTGTAGCCGAATTTTCGATTGATGTTGTAGGATACGCAAATGGGTTTAATATTCACACCTCTGCCTCCTTAATTAGATTTTCAAATTTTATTTCTATTCGATAGCCGTTTACGTCGTCAACCTCTAATGCTTCGGTTATTCGAATCGATTTTGAATTGCCGTATTCGTCCTCGACGGTCACAATGTCGCCGAGGTTGTAATCGGTGCGATACTTATAGGTAACATCGGGAATGATTGTTCCGTCAAAGCTGACTTTTTCGCCGTATTCCGCAATTTTCATCAAGCCTCGGTTAATCAAATAAATATCGTACAAACTGTCGCGCATTGCTACGCTGTCGCTTGCCTGCGGGTTATTGTTTGGCAAATCGGCAATAATTGCGTCCGTAACAGTATAGGTCGTATGCGCCTGATTAAACACGCCGCTCGGATATTCATCAATGAGCGCGGCTTCCTGCGTCTGGCTGAAAATCGGAAATGTGATATTGTGCATTCGATAAAAATAATTTGTTCCCTGATTGGATATATAGCCCGTATTGCCGCCGCTTCCCGTGGGATATGCCGAGGTTAGCTGCTCCCATGTGATTTTATTAGTAATGTCCTTTGCGTCAACAAACAGCTCGTGGCGTTCAATATACTGTGTGTCGCCTACGTCAGTCATAATTCGCTCTGTGCCCTCACCCTGACCGCCTATTAACGCCGAATTCCCCATATTTGTGCAATCGGTAGTAAACTTTGATTGCTTCAAATTATCGAACTGAGGTGAAAAAACGACGCTTCCTGAGCGGTCAACGCCTGCGTAAAGCTCAAACAGCAGTCTATCCCTAACCGAGTTCATGACAACACGGTAACCCCAGTGCTTCATCGCGCAGATTTCGCGGATTTTTTCACCGACATTTTTATAACTGATTTGCTCCTTGACGGTATCCGTAAAGCCTGCGTCAGCTCCGAGGGCGAGAATATTTGAATAGCCTGTCCATAAACGGCGGTTGTTGTTCGTCGGGGTAATACATGAATTTGTAATCATCGTGCGGATCATGTTTTCATACGTTGTGTTGTATACTTCGATTCCCCAGACAATGCGCTGATCTAACAGCCCCTTGACGTCCTTGCCCGTAACAATGAGATAATTGCCACTTTCGGTAGAGGTGTCAATTTCTATCTTCCGGATCTGACAAACCATTGTGTCGTCGGTCCGTGCCAGAAAATAGCCGATTTTTAACAACTGCAGATTTTCGGTTGTTGCAGGCAACTGCAAATCACAGTCACCGAGAGTATTATATCGGTTGTTCCAGATCGCCGACTTATAAACGTCAACTATACCCGCCAGTGTTAATGCCTTTGTGTATACATAAAAAATCATTTAAACACCTCGGAAAGTTTTGTTATAGAACAGTCCGACGCGGTAACTGTTGGGATCCGTAACATCAAATGAGTTTTGGCCGGGCACGATTTGGAAGAATGTCGAGCCCTGCACCAGATAGCTGATAATATTTGATGTTACTCCGGACCGCGTTATGGTTGCGGACTTGTTTGCCTGCTGAGTGTTGATGTTTATAGTTGACCCCTGAGTAAAAAACAAGGAAACGTTTGGGTGCGCGAATTTGAGTGAATTGCCGCTGCCGTCGGTGATTTCAAACGATGAAACGGACTGAAGAATGGAAACACGGAAAATTGCTCCGCTGCTGACGGTTGACGGATTGTTGAAACTGATTGAGGATCCCGTTGACACGGAGGACGGCGTTGTACTCTGAAAATACGGATAATCACAGATTATCGAAATCTGCGCGACCTCGTTTTGTACAAACTGAGGACATTCCATTTTGTCAACATAGCCGTCAATATAAACCTCACCGACAATGCTGTTGCTGTATATAAAACGTACTTTCTCACCCTCAGGGCAGTAGTTGTAAAGCTGCAGCCTGTTAGCCTCGATATCGCCGCAGAGGGAGAGAGTTATTACGATATTTCGCGTATTTACATGCGACGAATTGAACACGCCGCCCGCGATACCCGCAAGCGACGTGACGTTAACTGTTGCGCCTGCCGAGGTCAAGCCCGTTATGGACGTGACCTGATAGGCGCTTTCATTTTGAGTGAGGTTAAGCAAAGCCCCACTCGAGTTTTGAATTTTAGCTGTATACATTAATTACCTCCCGTAGCTTTTTGCAAGAGAAATAATATTTTGTGTCTGTCTGTAGATTTCAAGCCGTGACGGAGCTTCGGGGGCGTTGATGACCTGCGTAAAGTTCCATGTTGAATTATTGCTTAAATTACGGCTTGAAGTATTTGTTGTTGAACCGCCTGTAACCGTTGCCATAGCGCTTAAAAGCTCGGAAGCAAGCGATTTTATCCACTGAGTATTGCGCTCAAGGGGAATTATTGCTTCTCTGCCGACTTCGCCCGCGATCAAGTTGGTCGGCTTGTCAACGATACCGCCTTTTGCGAGTTTCGGTATCTTCGGGATATCCAAGCCCCATGTCTGACCGCCAACAAAAGGCACCCAGTCAGGGACTTTAATTGATAATGAATTTAAACCGTCAATTACTGAATTGATACCGCCAATAATCCAATTTATAGGCTTTTTGACTACATTCTTAATACCTTCCCACAATTTACCGAACCAATCTTTTACGCCGTTAAACGCGCCCTTTATGCCGGAAACCGCGTCTTTAAAGCGGTCGCTGAACCATGTGCCGACGCCCGAAAAAACGCTCGTAATATTTTTCCAGACTTCCTCGAAAAATTTTCCGATGTTGTTATCTTCAAACCATTTTGTGACTTTTTCCCAAACAGTAGAAATAAATTTTCCGATTGCGCGGAAAGGCGCGGTTATTATGTTCCAGACTGAAATTCCGATATTTTTAATAAAATCGAACGCGCCCGAAACGGCTTTTTTTAATCCGCCGAGTGCCTTGTCCCAATCGCCTGAAAAAACGCCCGAGAGGAATTCGACCACGCCGCTAAACGCTGTTATTATACCTTTGATCGCGTTTGAAACCGATTCAATCAGCGGTTTTAATTCCATAATCGCGGGTTTAATAAAATCGAAGAGGCCGCTAAGCAAATCCATTACTGTTGATAACGTCGGCGCTAAAATGTCGGTTACTTCCGAAATCAAATCGAAAATCGGATCTAAAATCGGGCTGAGTTCAGTTATAATTTTAGAAATAAATTCGCCGATTTTTTCTAAAACAGGACTGAATTTTTCGATTATATTTGAAACAATCGGAATGATTTTTTCAAAAATCGGTGTTACCGCCGTTACGATCGGCGTGATTCCTGCGGCAATTGAAGAAATCAACGTGCCTAAAGTCGGAAGGAAATTTTCAACAATCAGCGGCAAAATTTTGTCCGCCATTTCTTTAAATGATTGAACCAATTTTCCAACTGGCTCGGCTATTTGCTTAAAGCTGTCTTTTAAATTTGTTGAATCAACGTCAATTCCGAATAACGACGCAAAAGCCTCCGTCAATCCGCCGAAAGCGTCAACAATTGAATTAAACACTTGCTTCCAGTCGATTTTTTTAACGCCGCCCGCGAGTGATTTACTGATTTTTGAATAATCAACATCTGTAATCAGTGATGTTATGACCTTCGTAAATGACGTTACAAGCTTTGAGGCGTTTTTTGCAATGCCGTCCGCCAACGCCTGTACGATATCGGGCGCGGATTCCGCTATAGCTTCAATCAGGCTTGTTCCGATCTCGGTCAAACCCGGCAAAGCGTTTGCCAGACTTTTTACAATACCCGACGCGCCTTTTTTTATGCTTTCGCTCGCGCCGTCGGTTCCTGCCGCCAGTTTTGACATACCGTCCATAACTAACGTTATCGAGGGCAGCAGTTCGCCTAAAATATTATTTTTAGCGCCGGTGAAGGAGCGTTTCAGAGTGTCGAGCGAATCTTTAAACGCCGCTGAAGATTTAACACCCGAATCCGACATTACAAAACCAAGCTCGTTTGCTTTGTTTTTTAAAGCCTCAGTGCCTTCAACCGTAGAGTTAAACAGCGGTGTTAATTCCTGCCCGCTTTTGCCGAATATCTTGTTTGCAAGCGCAGCGCGTGAAGTGCTGTCCTCCATATTTTGAAATCCGGTAATGATTTTTGAAAAAATATCTTCACGCGATAAATTGTTTAAATCACCAATTGAAATTCCAAGCTGTTTAAAGCGGTCGATCGCGTCCTCGTTACCCTTTTTCGCCGCGTCAATCTGGTTTGTCATTGTTTTCATACCGGTTGACATATTGGTGATCTCAACGCCTGCCAGACCTAAAACATAATCCCACTCTTGATATGACTTTGCTGAAAGCCCCAGCTTTTGGGACATTTTGTCGACTTCGTCGCCGTAATCGGCTGTCTGCTGTGCTGAGTCATAAATTTTTTTACCTGCAACAACTGCACTTCCGGCAATAGTTGCCATACCGGTAGCAGCGGTTTTCAAACCTGTTTTTAATGCACCTGAAAGTTTACTGCCAAGGCTTTTAACTGTCGCGGTGAGCTTCCCGAAATTTTGATTCAAAGAGCTTGATTTTCTCTCGCTCTGCTGCATTTCGTTTTGATTAGAATTCATATCGTGCGACAAGGATTCAATCTGTTTTGACAGGGACTTTGCTTCGTCCGAATCCTTGCCTTGTGCGCTTGCAACACGGTCATATTGGCGCTTTAACGCTTCGAGGCGTTCTTCCTGTGTACCGAATTCGCCGTTCAGAATTTTAGTATCCTTTTCCAGCTGATCTTGTTCGGCATTAAACTTTTTTATACTCGCCTCGGTTTGACCGATCACGGCTTTTTGATTTAAAATTTTTATTTTTAAATCGTCGGCGGCTTTGGCATTGTTTGCCTGTTCACGTGTGACATCTGTCAGCGCTTTTTGATATTTTCGATATTCTTCATCTGATTTTTTTACGCCGTTATTCGATAATTCTTGCAGTTTTGCTTTCAGTTCGTCAGCTTTTTTTCCGTTTTCGGAATATGCCTGATTTTGGCGTTCAAGCTGAGTTTCATATGACGTTAAAACAGATTTTTGCGAATTAAGATTTGATTTAAGCTGTTTTAACTTTGCACTTATACCGTCAACACTTTTGCTCCACGCGTCCATTCCTGCAGTTTCGGCTTTAAAGGTAGCGTTTGCAAGCTTGATTTGTCGGTTTGCTTCGGTAATATTCTTTTTTAAATCCGATATATCGACCTTAAATTTTGCGGTAAAATCATCAGCCATTTAAACACTTCCTTTTTTTAAAACCAATCGTCACCGGCAGGAATGCGGATAACGTTTTTCTTTTTTCCGCCGCGCTTAATTTCTCTCGCTTTGCGTATGTTTTCCCGTTCCAAGTGCCTGAGCAAATCGCCCATGAGTGAAAACACATCCGCCGCGCGTTCTTTTTGAATGTTTAGCGGCGACATTGCCGGGAATTTTGTACAAAGCGTTACTTCCATGTCGAATAAAACTTCGTGCACGGGCAAGTCCTCGACCTGCCCGCCGTTTAGTTTTTTGAGCCGCTGCCCTTAAAAGCAGCCTTAATTTGTACGGACTGAAATTTAATCAACTCAAAAATAATCAGCGCGATTTCTTCAAGGCTTGTTTTTGTGATCTCTTCCTCTGTCAGTTCCGGGAAAAGCTCATATAAAATATCCTCGACCGCTTCGGTCGCCTCGGGGATGATCGTCAAAATCGCGTTATAAAAATTCGGATCATCAACCGCGTCGATCGTGATTGAATCCGTTATTTTTGTCAGTTTTTTGATCGTGCCGAACAAAACGCGGTGATTTTCTGTTGTATATGTTTTTTCTACTTTGCCTCTTTTGTAGATATTTAATTCCATGTTTAATTCTCCTTTTTGTGATTGTGGGTTAGCCGCTGCGCAAAAAAAAAGAGAAAAACCGCAACGGCAACGCTCGAGGCGCTGTCCCCACTGAAACGTTTGTTTTTTACTGAAACTGTGTGTTGAATTTTTAAGTTGTTGTAATCTGAACTGCAGTATTTCCGGTAACCTTAACGGGATCACCGGTGGAAATGGTCGTGCCGTTGACGCGACAGGTTCCGCCGGTGAAGTTAACAATCAGAATGTCTCCGGCATAAACAGTGGCGCCGGTGGCAAGCTGAACGCCGTTTTTAGTAACTGACGCCGTTGCGCCCTCGGGCACGGTAAGAGTCAGAGTATACGCTGTTGACGCGCTTATCATATCGGGTGTGGTTACCTGATTGAAAAATGTTGATGTATCGACTAAATCAGATACGGGCAGGTTAACCGCCTTAGCGGTCTTGCCGGTCTTTGCAAATTTATGGGTTGTTGAAATTCCCATATAGGTTAATTCCTGACCGTTCGCTTCGGTGCCGTCATCACGTGTGGTGTTTGTCTGCGCCGGAACGGTAAACTTGCCCTTATAACGCCAGACATAAACCTCTTCACCGTTTGTTTTCTGTGTGCGGTAACCAATTGCAAGATAGGGTGGAATTGAATCACCCTCGACAAACATTCCTGTTGTTTCGTCGTAGTACTGACCTGAAATAAACGCGGCAACATCCGCAGGCAGCGCCGAAACATTCACAGTAATTTCGTCCGCGCCCTGACCGCTGATTACAACGGCAGGGATGTTGTCATAGTAATGCGCCTCATTTGAACTGCTTGTGGTTTTGGAAATTTCCGCAACACCCGCAATTGCAAAAACGGGACCGGTTGTAAAACTGTCGTTGGTGTCGGTCAAAACCTCAGCCGCTACCAGATCGGAAACTCCGCGCCACTCAACAATTTCTTGCAGGTTCGCACTTGGTGTATTAGCCATTGTTAGCCTCCTTGTTATTTTGCTGGATATAATAAACATCAATTGCGCGTCCGACGTGTGTTGGCTCATCGCTCGGCACGTCGTAACCGACGCCTGTCATTATCCAGCCGTTTTGTTTGAATAGATTTCGTATTTGCAAAAAAACGCCGTCCATTTGGGCAGCGTTTTCGTTTTGCGTATAATAATAAATTGTGAATTGCCAGTTAAAAGCAATCGCGTCATTGTCGTAATGTGCGTTGTCTTCGGTTGTGTCGTTCCAGTATGTAAAAAAAGAGGAAGGATAAGCCGCGTTTTTATTTAACGAGCCTTGCAAAAAAATCGGCAAGCCGAAAGTTTGCAAAAGTGCAATAAATTGTTCACGCATTATTTACCCTCCATTTCTTTTAAAATAAATTCATTCATTGATTCAATCATTAAATCTTGAATTTCATTCATATACTGTTTTGATTTATACATTTTTCTCAATTGCGGATCGGGTTTCATTTTCGGCGTACCGCTAATTAAATAGCCTCCGGCGCCGGGCTTCTTAAAATCAAATCCAACAGGAATTGAAGCAACTGTACCAGACCATTCAACAGTCGGATTATCAATAATTGATTCTGATGTTTTTCCTGTCCAATACCTGCCGTGAGCCGGAAGATATGAATTATTTAACGCAATGTGTGTGTCGGTTTGGATTCTTTGACCGGCTTTTTTCAGCGTAACTTCGGCAGCGGTTTTAACATCGCCGCCGAGTGAATCAAGTTTCCTGATTAACGATTCAAAGCCGCTCGTGTCGAGCCGCATTGTTTTTCGCCCATATTTTGCCACATCACGCACCGCCCTTTACCTGCCGAACCTTGAATTTTAAATACTGATTTCTTAATTCAATATTTTCAGGTTCGCCGAGAATTTCATAAATTTCGCCAGACTGCAAAACCGCGATCCTGCAATCTGATTTGATGTCAGGGCGGAACCACGTTTCTACAACTGCCGTTTTTTCAACCGAATAAACACCGTTTATATCTCGTTCAGTGCCGCCGAACGTTCTAAACGACCCATAGAACATTAAACCGTTTTGAGCTTTCGGGTAGGCTTTTGCCTCAACGCCGACATTATTTGAATAGGTCGGAATAAGCAACGACAAAGCGGCACTGAACGGTGATTGCGGTTTATACATTACGCCTGCGGCGCGTCGGGTGTGATTTTCGCAACAGTAACAGCGCCAGTGGCGAGTGTCGCGGTGTAAAGTGAAATGCCGTCCGCGTCGATCGTTACCGCCGAAAGGTCAACCGCTGTACCGTTGATTGAAATACCGCTGAAATTGTAATCAGGAACAAAATAAACCACGCCTGCGGTTACGCCGCTTGCAAAATCCATTGTCTGCACGGGCTGATTTGCGAGTACGTTGCCCACATCCCCGGTGCCTGTGATTTCAAATGTACCCTGAACGTCGGTTGAAGCAACCGCTGTGTATGATGTTCCGTTAATAGCTAAAATTGTGCCGATCATTGAAAGAAAATCCATTGACTGAATAGGCACGATTCTATCGTTATTAATCATGTTAATACCTCCTATTAATTTTTATAAGATAACTGCGCTGCCCGGCGGTAAAAATATTCTGACAAAACACCGCCGCCCGCGCCGTAATTCCATAAATCGGAAACGCCACGCGCTACAATTCCGACCGTTATATGGTTTTGTTTTACGCCTGCGTCTTTCAAAAAATCGGTAACTTCTTCGATGTATTGCTTTAGCGTTTCGTCTTGAAAATTGCCGGTTATATTTAACGCGATTTTTACGCCGTCAAGCAGTTGATTTTCACACATGGCTTTTTCCTCCTTTTTTTAATTTCTCGCTGCGACTTCCCACGAGCCGTCAACAACGGTCAGAATTTTGCCGTTGTCTTCGGAGGTAACAGCGGGCAGGGTTGATGCGCCACCGCCCGAAACAAGAGCGGCAAGGGCGTTAATCATTCCTGCATTGGTGTTAATGCCGGCGACGGTCGCAAGATCACCGCCAAACGCAACATATAAATTTTTAAGAGCAAGAACATTTGTATCCATGTCAACCGCTCCTTATGCTTTTTTAATCAGCCAAATACCAGCCGGGTTGAGCACCTTGCCGTCAAGAACAACAAGCGCCTTGTTGATCCACTTGTTACGGTCTTCATCAAAATATCTGCGCATTGTGAACCCGAAGTTTTCATTAATGCCGTATTCCTGCGGCTGCCAGAAAATACCGACAACGTCGCCGCTTGCAGCGGAATCAAAGTCGGGAAGAACAGTAGGCTCGACAAGTGAAATATCTCTGCCAAAGAATCGGCCGTTCGGGTTCATTGCGTCGCCGTCGTTGACTTCGAGACCGGTAGCCTGCGAGAAAATCGGACGGTTGTTGTTATCAACCATAGTTTCAAGATAACTGTCAACTGTTGACAGCGGGAAAATAAATTCACCGTCGCGGTAGCCAAGGGGAATTTTAGCAAACAACCTCTTGCGCCACTGCGTCCAGTCGCTGAACTGCTCGGCGGTCATTGTTACAACATTGGTAACGCGCGGATCGTTGATAATACCGGTCATCTGACCGTCGCCGCTGCCTGCAACAATGCCGATGTCGCAAAGCTTCAGGTATGCGGTAACAATAACCTCGGTGATCTTTGCCTCGAAATCTTCAACGGTAAGAATCTGTGACAAGAATGTCTGCGCGATTCTGATTTCGGCGGTATGATAGCCAAATGAAACCTTGCCAAGCTTGTCAAGCTCCTGATCGGGTGAAACTGTTGCTTCTGTGATCCAACGGAAATCCGCTTCGAGTTCACCGATAGGAAATTCCACGCCGCCCTGTACAGCCAATTTTCTGACTTTGCGGTACAAATTACCGTAGCGGACGCGAACGGTGTTGATGATCTCACGGACAATAGTCAGAGGAATAGCCGCCTGTGTGTCGGTTGTGTCAATCGCATTACCTGCGCGGAGTTCGGCAGGAATAGGAGTTCCGTGCTGAACAAAATCCATAAACGCCTGTCTGTATTCCATTGTTTCGGTAGGCTGCTGGTTTCTCTGTTCTGTAGTTGCGGTCGCTGTTCTAAACGCTCCTACAATTGTACCGTTTCTTGTTTCGGCTTCTTCGGGAACCTGCTCGCGTTCCTCGGGCGCAGGCTCTTCATCCGCGCGGAGTTCTTCGTCAACAATCGCGATTTCTTCGCGGATTTCTTCAATATCAGCGTCGAGCTCCGCAAGCTGAGCGTGAATAGAACGGACCTCGGCAACGTCGGTTGAAGCTTCAGCGCGTGCTTTAAGTTCTTTGCCCTTGCCAATAAGGCGGTTGAGCTTTTTTTCAAGAAATACTTTTCTACGCTTCATTTTTTAAAACCTCCAAAGTTTAATTTTTTCTTTCAAAAGCGTTAATTCGTCGGTGTCCACCGACTTGTCCCTTTGCTGCCGTGCTTTCTCCAAAACAGACCGGGCGCTGTCCAGCTCCTCTTTGCTTCGGGCATTTATTTCAGTTGAATCATACGCCGGAAAAGTGCAGGCGCTGATTTCAACAACTGAACCAATTTTTAAAATCCTGCGTGTAGGATGATCGCTTTCAAGGTCGTCCCACTGTTCTTTGTCAATTGAGAACATAAACGACATTCCCGAAAGATCTCCGCGTTTTACGGCAGAAAATAAAGCCCGTGCCGTTGAGTTGTTTTCAACGTCGAGCTTTACAAAATCAATATTCAATCCCTCAAAATCGGGTGTTAATTTCATGGTGCTGTTTCCGTTGTTGCGGCGTGAGCGTGCGAGCGGTATCATTTTTGTATCGTGGTTCACCAAAAAACGAACGTCTCGCAGGTCGGTCTCATTTAATGCACCGCTTTCGATGATCTCATCATAATAACCCAAATCAGTACGCGAGTTGTACACGATTGGGCGACCTGTCAAAATGCGTTCGCCGCTGCCGTTTTCCTCTGCCCTTACGTCAAACGAAAATGAACGGCGCACAAATTTATTGTTATTGTCCATATTATTCCTCCGTGATACTTTCCTGTTTTTCTTCGTCAACAACATCAACGTTGACTTTGCCGATTTGATATTGATCGGCGTTGTTAGCGTCGATCCAGTTTAATGACATATACCGTTTACCGACCAGCTCAGGCAGCGGACGCAAACCGAACATTGCGCGTTTTTCGTTTTCGTATAAACCGCCTGTCGGTGATAACTGCGTCACCAGCTCGACACGCTGAGTCATTGACAAAAATATTAAATCTTCCGGGTAAAATTGAATTTGATTGCCAAACGCCTTTTCGCGCTTGGTGAACATCTTTTTTGTGAACGCCTGTGAAAACGATTTAATCAGCGGTTCGATCGCTTTTTGATAAAACGCTTCGTAGGTTTCTTTGGAATAATCACCCGAAAGAATATCAATCGGTATTCCCCAGTTGCGCAAGATTTTTTCATCAATGAATTTTAGTGTATCAGCATTTACTATTTCGGAATTGTGCTCAAACGGCGTAAACTCTGCTTTTAAATCCAGCGGCAAAAAACCGCTTTCGGAATTCCTGAGCTTTTGCTCCAATTCCTTTAAAGCGGCTTCGGTTTTACCGTTATCCAGCAAAGTATTATATTTAACTACACCGTTAACAGCGTAGCTTGCGTTCATTGCTTTTGCTATGCCTTGTAATAACTGGTGATTTAATTGCAGTGTTTTCAGCAGCGGTTCATTATCCGGCTGTCCGAATTGGTTACCGCCCATATAATCATTGACCGAATAATTATATTTAACGTGAATAACATCATCATACGGGATCGTCGTTGAATATCCGCTTGCAAACCAGAATTCCGTGTACAGCCTTCCGGCACTTTCGATGAAATTAACCTGTGTTGGAAGAATAGGATATAAAGCTTCGTAGTAGCGTTTTTCTTCGCCTGTTTTTTGATCGCGCCATACACGATAAACAGGAATTATAAAAACGTTGTAATTCAGCAGCAGCAGCCACACACATTTTTCAATGAATTCAGTGGTTGTCATAAATTCATTTGGTTCATCCAAAACCGCCTGAAAACTGCCGTACTGCGGTTCAACGTCGCCGTTACGAATAACTCTGACGTGCTGCGGATTTAATTTCTTCATTTCGTCAACAATACATTTCAGCGCCTGTTGAACAACGTCTGACGCGTAAATATTTGTCCCAAACTGTGAAAAAAGCGGCGCGTAGCCGTTTAACATTGGCGCGAATTTTGAATTTTTAGGTTTTCTGTGAAACAGCTTGTCAAAAAGCCCCACGCCGTCACTCTCCTTTTACGATTTTTATATATTCGTCTTTATATCTGCGGTACATTTCCTCAGCCATAATAAACGTTAATGCCCCGTCAATTCGTTTTTCCTTTTCTCCCGGAATTTTAACCGGTTGGATTTCTCCGTAATCATTGCCCTTGCAGCAACAGTTACTCAAACACCATTTATCAATAGGGTTTTGATTAAAATTTATAATTTGACTGCGTAGATCCGCTTCGGTCAATTTCATTGCGTTTGACAATGCGAAGCCCTGACCGAGGCGGACGGTGTCAAAGCCGTATTCCTCGCACCGATCAACAAAGGTTTTTGCAAATCGTTCATCATAGCCGATTTTATATGGTTTTAATTCAAACGTTCTGAATAATTCGGCGTACCAATCGGCAACGCCGGAAATGTTGACTTCGTTGCCTTCGTCAATCGTTAAGAATCCGTCTTTCGCCCATTGCTCATACTCCGCACCGGCTTCTTTATCCGGGCTGTTTTGCAATTTGCTTTCCGGAATTCGGTAATGTGAAAGAAAAATTTTTTTATTTGAAACCGGCAGCATAATCAAAGCTTTTGCCGAAGTCAAGTCAGTTGTTGCGGATAAATCCACGGCACCAAGAAGAAACGCGCCGCGCAGTTCCTCAAAATTGATTGGTTCGGCCGCGTAATCGTAAACCTCAAGCATTAACCACGTTTGCGCGTTGCTTTGCGGTAGGTTAAAGTCTTTTGTCAACAAATGGATCCGCGTTGCTTTATCCGTTTTGGCGGTTTCAACATCACGTTTTAATTTATTGATTTTTTTAACGCCGTAAATCAAAGACGGGTTTGACTTTTGCCATGTTTTTTCATCCTGCCAAATTTCCTGCTCGCTGTCCTGCTCAAACAGGAACGGTAGAAAATTAATATCGTCTTGCTCTCCGCTAATAACGCGCTTTGCCTTTAAGATTTGGCGGTCAAGGTAACAATCCCGGTTAAAACCCTGTGTTGTGCAGTTTAAAAAAAGCGGTTGATCTTTTGAACTCATACCGCGCCAGCAAGCCTCGGCAACTTCGGACTGTGCGTTTGCTTCGCGAATATCGTGGCTTTCGTCCAATAATGTTTTTGAAATATTAAAACCGTCTTTATTCTGAGTTTTCGAACTCAGCCTAAAAACGGTTATATTCTTCATTTTGTTTTTTATTTCGGTTAAATTTTGCCCGGTAATCGTTTTTTTCGGATCAAGACGGGCGCGCATATTGCCTATTTCTGACCAAATCAATTTTGCTTGTCGATCGTCATTTGAAGCACAGCAAATATCTTCACCGCCGTCGCCCATAAACAAATCATAATTTGCGTCGGCTGCAAACATAGTGGAATTATGCGTTACAGTATTACGTTCTCCACACAGGAACAAACCACCCTCAACAGACAGGCATTTTGTATTCACAGTAGGAACTCTTTCGATATTTATGATAGACTTAGTGAGCATTCTGCTTTTTAGGTTACCTTTCAATCTACTGTGTTTTCTCAGCAGCTTGAAACAAGAATGTTCTTTATCTACATAAAAAATCACCCTATAAACTGTTCCACAATCTTTTCTATTGCAAAAAGCATTCTTAGGAATAATCGAATGCTTTATTCCAAGTGAACTTAACAATCTGCTAAAATCTTTTGTCAGCTTTTCACTTTTTTGTACCCATTCACATTCACCAATCTTTGATACCGTACCATCTGTATCCATCAAACCTTTTAACAGTTCCATCCTCTGATGGATAGAAGAGTAAAAATATTCCTCTGGTATGTGTTTTTCGTAAATACCTAGTTTATGGAGTAAAGGGAGTATTGTATGGTTTTTGCTGTACTTGACGTTGATTACATACTTCCCTTCATACTCCCTTGATTTCACCATGTAACCATCTTCTTCTAAGTGATTCATGGTTTCACGTAAATCAGAGATACCGCAAGCAATCAAACTGGTATTTTTAGCACCATCACCAAGCCAAGCACCAAGAGTATAAGGCTCAATAAGTACGTTCCTTTGTGGATACTCCACAGCATCTGCCATAGGAACTCTGTAAAAATACTCTTTGCCTTTCCCATCGCTTCTTTGATGTACGTAGTTGTGAATCAAGTCTCTTGTTTCGATTTCATAGAATAAACTATCAATCGTCCCACGTTTAAACCTACGTTCACTGTTCTTGTCTTTCACTCTCCATAAATGGTGCTCACCACAAATAATCTTCTCACCATCTTCAAAAGTTACTTCATAACATATCTGATTGTTGAATGTTCTGGTGCCAAGAACTTTTGCCGGTTTCCCATCAGCACCAAAAACGTAATCTCCAACCTTTATGTCTCTCAGTAACCTGTCACCTTCTGGAGTCGGAATCCTTGTGTTTTCGTACATATCTTTTCCGTTTTTTCTCGCAACCTCGAGCAATGCCTCAGTAAACCGCCTGAATTCTGTATCAGCCATTTTAAAACTGTACAACGGTTCCCAGAACGCTTTTTGCCAAGGCAACAATTTGATCGGCTTCATATAATACGGTGCTTTCGACTGTAAACAAAGAGTTTCTTCAAATTTCAGCCGTTTATTAAATTCGGTTGTGTCATAAATAAACCGCGGATCTTGCAGATCTTCAATTAAATTTTTGATT